ATAAGCTACAGAAAAGAGCATTAGAAGCTGAGGCAATTGGAGTCGAGCTTACTGGATCACAAGACGCTCTAAAATATTCCGGCATTCTAGAATCAAGAATAAAGACAGAAAAGCAAGTAGAGAGCGCCGCAGATGGTAGCGGTCTAACGGTTGGCGGTGAAATTACAGCAGTAAAGCAAATTGAAATTAAGCGAGGAAAGTTTAAGGGAAAGCCTATGGCATTCGTTGATATTTCTCACAAGGCAGATAGCTACTCATGTACTGTATTTACTGACAAATTTTACAAGTATCAGGACTTGCTTTCTGAGGGCAATATTGTTATTGTTAGAGGTAGAAAGAGTGATCGAGGCGGATTACTACTAGACACTATGGCTAGGCTTGAAGATTTAGCAAAAGCATTGGAGAAAAATAATGAATGAAAAAGATAGTTTTAAACAAGACATTGAAGTAGTAGTACAAGAAGGTTTTGAACTAGGATTATCTCCAACTGAAATAGACAAAATGGTTCAAGAAGTTATTGCTTGGGCAACAATTCAATTTACAAAAGAAGATAGTTTTGAATGAAAGCATTTGATATACATAACACACCAGATACATTTGACGCTTTTATTATAAGTGTAAAAAAGCTAATAGAAGAAACTGAAGTAGAAGTAGACGACTGGTATCCAGATGCTTTATTTACCGTAGATGAATATGATTTAGGAAGAATAATTGATATTGACGAAGAAGTAGCAGAACTAGAAATTCCTCATCAAGCAATACTAGAAACTAAATGTGTACAGCACATTATGAAAGACAAAGTAAAATGGTACGCGCACGTATCAGTTGTAGGTGACGATGATGGAAAAAAATATTTAGTTTTAGTTATTGGCAGTTTTACCCAAACGGGAATGTGGATATCAGAAATTATTCAGCACGAAGGTTATGAATATGTAAAACAATGGGATGGGTTAGCACCATCAGAACATTTTCCAAAAATAGTAATACCACTTAGACGAGCAATAGTTAATAGAGGATAAAAAATAATGGCAGTTGATACAAGCAAGATAGCAGAGATTGTAAAGGCAGTAGAAAAAGAATATGGTAAGAACGTAATTCACAAGAGTACAGATTTTGAGCGCATTATGCGTATCCCATTTGACTCTATTGAAATGAACGTGATTACTGGTGGCGGCGTACCTATTGGTCGCTGGTCTAGATTTTGGGGCGGCGAGAGTTCGGGCAAAACTACTCATGCTCTAAAGACTATTGCTAACGCTCAGAAGATTCATATTATTGGCGAACAGATGATGGACTGTAACTTTGAGCCTGTGCAACGTGAAGGTGAAAGACTAGTCAAGGCTTTCCCTAATGGAATGGAATGTGCCTACTACAACATCGAGCAATCATTTGATAGGATTCACGCCGAAGCATTAGGCGTAGATACTGAGAGACTATGGCTAGTTGACGGTAACGAGCTAGAGGCAGTAGGAGAAATTCTACACGCTGGTCTAGAAGGTTTTCATCTTCATGTAATTGACTCAGTAAACGAAGCTGTGCCAATGGATGCAGCAGCATCAGATATTTCTGATTGGCAGAGAGCTTTGAATTCAAGAGTATGGAGCAAGGTACTTGATAAGGCAGAAAGCGCAGTTGGAGAAGGTGAAAACGCCGTAATTTTGATTGACCAAGTTCGTCAAGATATGTTTACAGGCGGTGAGAAAATGTCAGGCGGAAGGCGCTTAGGACACGTATCATCAATGACTATTCATTTCAAACATGGCAGGGAACAATATTTTAATAATTCTGGTGCGCTAAAACCTGAAAAACCAAAAGTAGGAGATAACTTCTCAGGAGAGGCTGACGCTGACGCTTATCTACTTCACGCGCACGTTCGTAAGAGCCGTGTAGGCACAGCGCAGCGCAAAGCTAACATCTTCTATGAGTATGAGAAACGTGGCGTAGACAGGCTACAGGAGCTAGCAAAGGCATCCTACTGGCTAGGGTTCACACAGAAGTCAGGCTCATGGTTTACGTTACCCGACGAATCAAGTGTACAAGGCATTGGTAAGCTAATGGAGTACATTGATTCAGATGTAAATATTCAAAAACAAATTCAAGATAAAATTTACCAATACTACTATGAGCATCCTTAGAAAGAACTATGACTGTAGAAATAGAACTAAAAAACGATACAAAAAGTAGATATATTTATGATGTAAAACATGAGCAAAAGCACGACGGTTTTTACATAATTCAAAGTAAAAAAGATAAATATTTTTTTGCTATTGATCAAATAAAATCAGTTAGGATTATCAATGGCTGATAGACAACAAACAATGGCGGCATTAGGATTAGATGTAGATATCGTATCGCCATTAATTGAAAAAGCGTATAAGAATGAAGCTAAGGCTATCTTCGAGAAAGACTTATTTAGTTCCCCTCATGGAGAACATTGGGCTACTTGCTTAGCTGGCGAAACTGAAATAGTAACAAGAGGCGGGATAAAACAAATTAAAGATTGTTTGGGTATTGAAGAAATTCTTATACCTAAAAGAGGTAAGGGTAAATTTAAGAAGTGTGAAATAAGGAATTTTGGACCCAACTATCTTTATAGAATTGAATTAGTTAAGGGTAAGAGTAAAAAAACTGTTTATGCTACACACGATCACAGGTGGTATCTTAAGGATGATTCAGTTAGCTATACAGGGGTATTAAATATTGGAGATAAACTAAAATCTATAAAATCTCAGAGCGTTGTAAATAATCATAAACTAATTAGATTTGCAGCGGCGCAAGGATTTGTTTTTGGCGACGGTACAACCGGGCTAAATTCTAGCCATCTTGACTTACATCATAATGGCAAAGATGAATGTATGCTTGACTATTTCATAGGTCACGATACTAGCTTATTAAGTAATCTTAGTGGAATGATTATAACAAGAATTTTGGATTTGCCTGCTAATTGGAAAAACTTACCAGATATTTATGAATCTAGAAAATTTTTAATATCTTGGTTGGCTGGTTATTTTGCTGCTGATGGACACGTTTCTAAAACAGGTTCTATGAGATTAGTTTCTAGCGAATATGGAAATCTTGATTTCGTTAGAGCAGTCTTATCTATTTGTGGTATTTCATATGGAAAAATTACGCAAAGGGAATCTGGAAAATATAAATGGCATGAATTGTCAATTGAAAATAAAAATATTCCAGATTGGTTTTTTATATTAGATAAACATAAAGATAGATCAGATAATTCAAAACGGGACACAAGAAAATTAGATTGGAAAGTATTAGATATACAACTAACAACTAGGTGTGAAGATGTTTATTGTGCTATTGTCCCTGAAGAAAATAGTTTTGCTTTATCTGGCGATCTATTGACTGGAAATTCTTTTCACGCTTCACAATTTCCCGGCGACGAGGAAACAGCTTGTGCTAGAAAAGCTATGTATGGGTTTATGAATATACCTGATACTAGTCCTGCCTCTCGCAAGCTAGTTACATCAGCCGAATCTGGTTTAGATTTAGAGGATCGTATTGTGTGGAGATTACACCGCGCCGGTATTTTACTATCTAATCCACCAGACGCAGATCATCAGACTAACTTTACTGATGAAAAGCATTGGCTTAGTGGTAACTCAGATGCAATCATAAAGATACCAAGATCAAACCGGCCCTATGCTTTGGAAATTAAGTCTAAGTATGGTAGGGTTATTGAAGAAATGCAAAGAGGGGATCGTGAACCTGATCCACAGCATGTAAATCAGCTAATGACGTATATTAGTCTAATTCATATGTATGGAAAAGAACACTGGCCCGATATGGATAAGTGTATGGGTGGTTCATTACTATATGTAAGCCGTGACGATCCTTCTCAGACGTTTGAATTTAAATTGAAGTACAACCAAAAATGGCTAGATGAAGGTCTAGCTCGCTTAGAAAAGTGGCAGGGATATTTCTTAGATGAAACTATACCAGAACGACAAGAACACTTCATGTGGAGTAAAGGCGCTTGTCAGTATTGCCCGATGAAACGCGAAGCCTGTAAAAAAGATTTCAAAGATGGTATTACAGATATGAATAAATCACATGGTATTGCTTATGCTAAAACAATACGTAAAAATTACGATTATAAGGAAACAAGAGAAGCCGTATTAGAACGGTGGATCAAGGACAGTAAATAAATGAAGCAATACGAGATAGAAATAACCGCCGTAATCGCGGCAGAGGACATTGACGAGGCCGCAGGACACGCCGACGAGCTTTGTGATATAATGGTCGCTCAGGGGCAAGCCGTGTCCGACGCATACTGGAACGAGCTACTAGCCGCAGTGGGCGACTAATAGAGAGGAAAAATGGTGTATACTGAAGAACATTTAAGAGACACTTTTTGGAACGGAGTAAATACAAATATTCCGCAAGATGTAAAAGACAAAGGGCCAATAGCAGTTATCCGTTTCACAGATAACGAGTACAGAATTTGGTTTGAAGGAAAATTTCAAACTGAAAGCGAACTTAATGCCTTTAACTAACGAGCAAATGAATGAAATAAGAGAAAACTGTATTGACCCAATGTGTACAAGAACGGGATTTGTTGGTAAAGACAGCATATGTATAAATATGCATTGTACTTATTGTGGCGAACGCTGTAGCCCACAAGGACATTTTGAATGTCCTGTTAGGGAAAAAGAACAGGAGACTAAAATAATGACAACAGAGTTTGAAGAAGTAATAATTACAGTTGATAAAAAAGAACTAGATTATCTTCGTAAACGTGATGCTGACCTTACTGAGTTAGAAAAAGAAAAAAAGAACGTAGACATTTTTTTAATTGAAAATTCAGAAAGGACAGTAGAACTAAGTGAGTAAAAATAAAGTAAAAGCAGCCGCAGCAATTATCAATGAGTGTAAGTCTAGAGGCTACTACGATAAGCCTATGCCATCTAAGGATGGAGATATTATTACACTCGCTGAACAGTTATTAGGGAGAGCAGAGTTAGCTTTAGAAAATGGCAGCACAAAGCCTGATGTTAAAGACATTGTATCAGTTGGCGCAGTATACAAACTATCAGATACATCTAGTGATGCTGATGAGTCACGATACGTAAGCCTTATTATGGAAGATGTAGATGGACTACCAAATCCATTTCAGCCAACAGAAGAAGAAATACTTCCTTACGATCTTAGTACGCTAACTGTAAAAGAAATTATGCGATATACTGGTATTTATAACTCTTGCTTTGGGTACGCTAATCATAAGTATTCACTAGAGGAAGCTGGTTCAGCGGCAGCCAAAATTATTGCTGATGAGGCATATGACGAGTGGCTTGTAGGAGCGCCTAAGAAAGACGAAGAAACTAAGAAACCTAAGACCGCTAGACAACTAGAGGCAGAGGCTAACGTACAGGACGCTAGAGTAAAGAAGTGGCGTACCAAACAGAAGGAACATCTGACTAGGGCTAAGAGGTACAAGCGCCTAAAGGATATTTATTTCGAAAACTGTGAACGCCTATCAAGAGCTTTCACAGCTATACAAGACGAACGCAAATACACAAGCGGATAAAGGAAATATACAATGGCAAGTTACGGAGAAGGCAGTACAAACAAGGTTAAAGAAAATAAAGAAAAAAGTTTACTATACAGTTTTATGGGGTTATTTTTAACAATTCCTATTTTGACAGGTATGCTAGGCAGTATTGTATGGTTTAATATTTTTATCTGGTCACAGATTTTCTAATTAGATGAGTGTAAAACTAACACCCGAAAATTACAAAAGATACTATGAGTGGGATACACTACCTTACGAAATAAGAACAGTTACTATAGAAAAATTAAGCGACAGATTAAAATTAGATGAGCTTTTAGTTACAGAGTTAGAAAAAGTTATTAAAGCTGATCAGAACTGGTGGTGCCACGTAAGCGAAGAATTTGAAAAAGAAACTAAACAGTTTCTAACACACAGAGTAGCTGCTAGATCATGGGATGATTATTGGGCAGCAGCAATTGAAAAATCTATTGAAAAAATAGTAGAAAGCGCAGAATATGACAAGACTTGAACTTAAAGTAGAAAATGTAGGAAGTATTATAGCAGACAAAGATGGCGAGCTTTGGACTGTACAGGTGTACAAAGATGGCATAGGAAATATGGGCGGCTGGACTGGCAGCGACTTACATATAGCTTGGAATGAAGCTCTAGCTAATCTAGATATAGACTTATATTATGAACTTACTACTAAAAAAGAACAGGATTACAGATGAAATTAATTGGACTAGTATTTATTGTATTTGGAATTTTAGCATTTTTTATTACAACACCAATTGCCGCAGTATTAACAGGAGCAGCATTGTTACTTTACGCTGAATTTGGATAATGAAAATTGATTATTTGAATGACGGAATTTCAGGTGTAGAGCTAGTAAACGTAACAGGTACAGAGCTTGATATTGTTAACGCCGCCAGAGTGTCATTACATAAAGAGTCAAATTGGGAGCATTCCGATTCTAGTAAAGCTGGTGGAATTCTTGACGATAAAGATAAAGGGCTAATCAATTTTCTTATGAAAAATAAGCATGGTACTCCATTTGAAATGGGATTCCAAGCCACGTTTAGATTACGTATGCCTATCTTTGTTGCGCGTGAACACGTTAGACACAGGATTGGACATAGTATTAATGAAGAAAGCGGAAGGTATGTAGAAATGCGCCCTGATTTTTATACTCCCGAAACTGTAAGAACTCAACACGGTAAGCCGGGTGCTTATACATTTGTAGACACAAACGATCTAGTACTACAAGAAGAATTTAAAGCAGAGCTAGAATATCGAAGTAAAGAAACTTACAAACTATACAAGTATTTTCTAGATGCTGGCGTAGCAAAAGAACAAGCAAGAATGTTTCTACCTCTGAATTTATATACAGAAATGTTGTGGACTTGTAACGCACGTTCACTAATGAATTACTTAGAGCTACGCGCTCACAAAGACGCTCAATTAGAAATTAGGTATCTAGCTGAAACGCTAGAAGCAATTTTTTCTATATACATGCCTAACACTTGGGAAGCGTTTAACAAAGAAAGGATATCACCTTAATGAGTAGTCATATCAAGCTAGGAGATTGCGTAGAAAAAATGCGCCTTCTAGATGAAAATTCAGTTGACTCTGTAGTTTGTGATCCACCATATGGCCTTAAATTTATGGGCAAAGAGTTTGATAATATAGGCGAGGCCGCTGCTCAGAGAGAGTGGCATAAGACTTGGGCTATTGAAGCCCTTAGAGTACTAAAGCCGGGTGGTCATATGTTAGCCTTTGGCGGTTCAAGAACTTACCATCATCTAGCATCTGCTATTGAGGAAGCAGGCTTTGAAATTCGTGACCAAATCATGTGGATTTACGGATCAGGATTTCCTAAGTCTACTAACATTACTAAGACCCTAGATAAAAATGGTATTGATGGTAGCGAGTACGAGGGTTATGGTACTGCATTAAAGCCTGCCCATGAACCTATCGTGCTAGCCCGTAAGCCTTTCAAGGGTGCTACATATAAGAATGTATTAGAACACGGGACCGGGGCGCTGAACATTGACGGGTGCCGGGTTGCAGGCACAAAGCCCGTAATGGTACGAACGGAAACGGTTGTGGCGGCAAACGCAATGGCGGGAGAATCAACCGGGGCGACCTCAACCGGCGAGACTACTACCGAGGGAAGATGGCCCGCCAATCTTATTTTAGGACATAATGAAGATTGTGAACTTGTAGGTACAACAGAAGGTGAAGGGTACTCTATCAATACATTTGATAATGGCGCAAAACCATTTGGTGATGCTGTAGGTGAAGATTATTCTACTAGCAAAAAAACAGAAGTAATTGAAGAATGGGAATGTACAGAAGGTTGCGCTATAAAGATTCTAGATGATCAGACTGGCGTAAGTAAATCACCATCTACTTATGTTAGAAAAGAAGGGTCAAAACAAAATATTGGTCACACACCGGGTTCAGAAGGTGGTAATCAAACTGTCTCATTAAATTACGGAGATTCGGGCGGTGCCTCACGCTTCTTTTATTCAACTAAAGCCAATAAAAAAGAAAAAAATGCTGGCCTAACAAAAGAAGTAGAAAACGATAGGTTTCAGACTAGGGAATGTACCCAATGCGGCAAGAACGTTCCTTACGTTGGCTCCTGTGGCTGTCCTGACGCTGAGATTATAATGGTTGCCTCTAAGCCTACTAAGAACGTTCATCCTACGGTAAAGCCAATAGACCTCATGCGGTATCTAGTACGCTTAGTTACCCCTAGAGGCGGGACAACTCTTGACCCATTCTTAGGTAGCGGCTCAACAGGGATCGCAGCACACCTAGAAGGATTTAATTTTATAGGTATTGAAAAAGATGAAGAATATTTAGAGCTAGCTAAAGAACGTATTGATTGGTGGGCGCAGTTTGAAGGCGAAACAAAACAAATTCTAAAGGACAATAAATAGATGTATATGTTAGATTTATTTTCTGGAGTTGGTGGATGGGATGTTGCCGCTAATCAGATATCAGAGATTGACGATTTATTAGGTATAGAGCTAGAAAAGTATATGTGCGATACGCGCCAAAAGAATAACCTGCCAACAGTACAAGCAGAGGTTTCTTTATTAGACCCTACTGATTACCCGTCAGATATTCTAGTGGCTAGTCCACCTTGTCAGGGCTTTTCTAAACAAGGGCATGGCAAGGGCAGACTAGATAAAAAAATAGTGTATCAGTACGCAGATGATATTAATTCTGGTCTTGACACTAAGAATGAATTGTTCCCACAACTACAGGATAAGCGATCACTATTAGTTGTAGAGCCGCTAAGGTTTGTTTTAGAAGCTAAGCCTAAGTATGTAGCCTTTGAGCAAGTGCCATACGTTAAAGAGCTATGGGAGTACTTTGCTAAGATTATGAAGCAACATGGGTACTCAACATGGGTAGGTAATTTAGAAGCAGAAGAATATGGATCGCCACAAACTCGTAAAAGAGCTATCTTAATGGCTAGCACAGAAAAAGATGTTGCGCCACCAACTAAGACTCATCAGCGTTTTCTAAAGTCAGAAATTAAGCGTGGCGACTTAGGTGTACTGCCTTGGGTATCATTAGAAGATAGATTCCCTGAGCGCAAAGGTTGGAGTTATCAAGCAGGCGCTAGGAAACGTTCAGCACTTAGAAAAAGTACGGAACCCGCACCCACTATAGCTTTTGGTTATGATTATAATAATCACGGTTGGAGAATAGACGAACAGTTTGAAAAACTAACTGAAGCTGAAGGCTTAAAGTTTCAAGGCTTTCCAGATAATTTTCAGTTATGTGGATCAAAGCATTCTAGGTATACACAAATAGGTAACGCTATTCCTGTAGAATTAGCTAAGTCTATATTAGAAGAATTGATTTTATGAGCATATATGTCTATACTGTATATTATGACATTAGTGCTAGGGTTAGACACTTCATCATCAAAAGCAGGAATTGCTTTACTTGATGATAAGTACAAACTAAAAAAACTTGACCTTTGGAAAAAGGACAAAAAAAAAGACCACTACGCAAATCTACTTGACTTCCACAATTACGTAGGGAAGTTTTTACCAGTAGATTTAGTAGTGGTTGAAAAAGTTTCAAAGAGCCGCAATCTTAATACTGTTAGACTATTAGCGTATTTTGAAGCGGCTTGTTTGCTTGCAGCACAAAAACATGGAATAGAAATTTTACACATTTCTCCTAAGACGGCCCGCAAAAATGGTTTTGGTAGTGGAAGTTTAAGTAAAGATGCTATTTATATGATGGCTAATAAAAAATACGGTCCATTATTAGAATATGAAAAAGGTGGAAACGATCAATCAGATTCTCTATGTTTAGCAAGGGCAGGCGTACATTACTTGAAGGACAAAAATGGCTGAAGATAAAAAAAGTTTAGTTCTTTCTGATGAAGAAAGAAAACGAAGATCAGATAGGGCTAAGGCTTTAGTTAAATCTGGAAAAATTGGTGGGCCTAATCATGGTCAGGGCAGAAAAAAGAAAGTAAAAGCTAATGAAAAAGTAGCACAAGAAGCCGCTCGCCATTCACAAAAAATTATTGATCGCTTACTAGATGTTATTGAAAATGGTAAAAATCTTGAAGCTCTAAACGCTATTTCTATGTGGCTAAAGATTGAAGCTGATGAAACTCACCGTCAATCTCATCAAGAAGTTTCCGAACTTGAAGGTAAGTCTAAGGATGAGCTAATGAAATTTGTTATTGAAAAACTTATTGAGCAGCAATCTAGCGGCGATATAAAGATTCCTTTTGTTGATGGTACTGCTGTAGAAGTTACAGATGCTAAGGTAATAGAAAGTGTCAATTAACGAAAAGCAATTATTAAAGAAGCTTTCTGAAATGGACGAGGACGAGCTTATGGAAATGGCGCTCAACCTAGAGAAGCTTTCAAGTGGCCCTGTAGCCTCTCAGGAACGGCCACAGACGGACGATGAGCTACATGATTGGGTGCTTGCCGCTACTGGTGTTGACATTCCTAGAGTTGCTGCTACGCCAGACACAAACGCTCCTTTTGAATGGTTTAGCGATTTATTTTTTGAAAGAGAAAGGGCTGTATTAGTAGTAGCGTCTAGAGGTTCTGGTAAAAGTTTTCTTTCTGCTTTGTTTAACTTTACGATGTGTTACTGGTTTAAAGAAGCACAATGCATGAGTGTAGGTGCTATTGAAGAACAGGCTAAAAATGTATATAATCATGTTCGTACTTTTCAAGACATAGCCGCTGACAGATTGAAAGTAGTATTAGTAAAACAAGGACAGTCTCAGCAGTCTTTCACAAAGTATTCAAACAACTCTAGATATAAGATTGTAACTGGTTCTAAGAAAGCCGTAAACGGACCACACGATCCTGTAGTACATCGTGACGAAATTGAACTTATGGATAAAGAAGTTTACTTAGAATCTCTAAACATTGAAAAAGCTAAAGTAAATTCTGAGGGAGAACTTATTAATACTAGGACTCTGCTTACTTCTACTCGTAAGACTTCTCAGGGGTTGATGCAAGAGATTATTGATAATTGCTTACTAGCTGAGAAAGAAGGTAGACAAGCTCCATTCAAAATTTATTGGACAAACGTTTATGATGTTTCTGAGAATAGACCAGATTGTAGAGTAGCTTTTCCTGACCTACCAGAGAGCGAAAAATGTAACTGTAATGAAGTTACATCTGGTGAGTGGGAAAAGGGAAACCCTAGAACTTTTGAAGATGCTTGCGGAGGTAAGTTAGGTAAGGCGCAGGGCTTTTCACCTTTAGCTGACGCTCAAAGTATTTTTGAACGCTCTCCTAGATTCTTGTGGGAGGCGCAGCAGGAGAATAAACGACCTTACGTAGAGGATGTTTCTATACCAGAATTTTCTAAAGAAAGACACGGTATTAGAGATTACGCGCCACTACCTGAAAATGGTAGAATCTATAACGCAATTGACTTTGGTGGCCGACACCCATTTGGTATATCATACTTTCAAGTTTTAGATCATGATGTTTACGCTACAAATCATGCTGGCGTAGAAATTTTATTACTTGAAGGAACTAAAGTAATGTTTAAAGAAATTTACAAAGGCGACATTGGTAATCAAGCCGCGTCAGAGCTAATAAAATCTTTTGAATCAGAAATGAAAGCAAAGTATGGAAACGATTGGAAAGTATGGCAAAGGTTTGGAGACAAGGCTGCTACAGCCGCTCGTAAAGACTTTGCTGAATGGGGATTGCCTACTCAATGGCCTGCTATTACAAGAGAGCGTGAGGCACATTTAGAGAGACTTAGAACTGTTATTCAAAATGATGAGTTTATGTATGATATAAAAACTTGTAAGATTTTTGAAGAACAATTATCTATATGGCATATTGATGGTAAAAAAACATTTGACGATATGGTTGATTCGGCTCTGTATAACAATACAAATATATATGCTATAGAAAAACAAGGGAAAGGTAAGAAAGGCCGTCCTGCTGTTAAGAAACGTGCTTATAACACTAGAAATGGCAATGCATTTCATGATACAATGCATGGAGTAGGAATAAGAACACAAAGGAATGAGATAGGCGGAATGACCGCTAAGGGATTTTTAGATCAGGTTAGGCGTAGTAGATGAACTTAGAAGCTAAATTAGCAGAAATATTTGGAGTTAAGCAAAACACTATATCGTATATAATCAATGGGATTAATTGGAAATAATGGGTTTATTTGATAGAAAGAAGAAAGACAATTTAGCAGAAGATGGAACCTTAGACGAATCAGAAAATAAAAAACTAGGGGATAAGATTCGTAAGTCTAGAGATTACGCGCCTTCTAGTAGAATTCAGACTGACAATTATAAGTATTTTCAAGAAGCTCAATCAGCAATGCTTGGCGCTCCTTATGATGTAAGTAAGATTCCGATTGATGTTCTTACTCAGATGAAGTTTGATCCTATGATTATGTTTGCTGAACACTTTATTACGATGCCTTTACTTAGAGCGCGTTGGCATATTGAGTGTGTGGCGGAAGGTCAGCGCGTAATGATGCGTGATGGTACTCTTAAAAATATTGAATTTATCGAACCCGGTGACGAAGTTCTTTCTTCAAATGGTGAAATTGTTGATTATGACACTGTAATTGATAAATGGAATTCTGGCAAGAAAGATATTCTTAAAATTACTTTAGAAAATGGAAGAACTATGCGTGTCTCTGGCGACCATAAAATTTGGGTATGGGATGAATGGATAGAAGCTAGAGATCTTACAGTTGGCGACCCAATTGCCACACCAAGAACTGCTTTATATGATGAAACTTCTAGCGCAAATCTAGATGATGCTTTCTTGCTTGCTCTTTGGCTTGCTGAGGGTTCTAAGCATAAACCTACTTATGAAGTTTCAAATCTATTAGAAGAAAATCGCGCCCGAGCCAGAGAGATTGCTGAAAAACGAGGATGGGATTTTACATTTAGAGATAGATACAAGTTTGCGATAACTAATGAGAGTAAGCGAAATGATAATACTCCCGTTAATTTCTTACGCAAACACGAAGTATTTGATTTAAAGACAAAAGATATTTTTGTTCCAAATTTTATTAAGTCAGCTAGCAAAGAAGTTATTGCTGAATTCTTGGGCGAATATATCTCTTGTGATGGATGTGTTACACAGGATTCAGTTAGAGTAATCAGCACAAGCATTACAATGGCTAAAGATATTCAATTTCTGTTTAATAAACTAGGGATTAATTCTAGTATTCAAACTAAAGAAATCTTAAACGAAAATCATAATACTCAATATGTGGTTAATTCTGGTGGTAAAGAAAATATATCTAAGATTAAATCTCAAATTTATATTTATGGAAAGCAGAATAAGTTACTAGCTATTTCTGATGTTTCTAAAGAAACTGATAAATCTATTCCGGCTCAATATTATGACGAAAAAGAGTTTGCGCTACCAGCTTATAGAGCAGAAGGATTTAACCCTAGAAAAAATAATTGGGGGTCTAGAAGAACTGCATTAGGCGTAGCCATTGTTGATAAAAACACAACACTAAGAAATAAAGTTGAAAGTTTAAATTATTCAGCGATTAAGTCAATTGAATCTGATGGAGCAGATGAGTGCTATGATATCACTACTCTAAAACATCATGCCTTTTTCTTAGAAGGCGGTCTTACTCATAACTGTGAAGATGCTCAAGTAGCAGCTTTTGTTGATGCTGCATTACGTAAAGTTTATGCGTCATACTTATTAGAACGTTCTCAATCTCATATCTATGGTTTCAAGCCAATTGTAAAAAGATTCCAGTTAGAAAATCCAGATTGGAAATATCTTAACCCCTCTGTATCAGACACTACTATTCCTGTATGGGATTCTAAGAATGTTGAAGCTAAAATCTTTAAGCATTTTGTAGGGCTACCATCTGATCCAGAAATTTGTCAGCCTAGATTTAATGCTAAAGGTGAATTCAACGGCATTGAGTATACTCCACAAGTAGCAGGAGTGTCTAGCTTTCCATTTCAAAAAAGCAATTCTAGTAATGAGGAAGGCTATAGAAAAATTCCGGCCCACCTTTCACTTTGGGCTACTAACCAGCGCCACACAGTTGACGGGAGCCTTTGGGGATTTCCAAGAATCGGGTATGCGTATAGATATTGGTTCTCATACTGGCTTAGATGGGCTATGTACGACAGATACTTTGAGCGTAAGAGTGATCCGCCCTACGTAGTTTATTATCCAACTGATCCCGGCGAAGGGACAGAGGATGAAGATGGCGCTTCAATGAAAGCACACGCCTTACGCATTGGCGATGCTGCTAAATCTGGTGGCACAATTGCTCTACCCGGCGACTTTGTAACAGACTATGAAGGTAGAGTAACTGGTAACAGAGAGTGGGAAGTAAAAGAACTTGAAATTGCTGGCGACCTAACGCACTTTGTTGAATCATTTGAATACTTAGACAAAATGAAAGTAACATCACTACTAGTACCTGATAAGGCTATTCGTGGTGGCGACGATTCATCTGACGCTGAACATACATTCAATATCTTCAAACAGTCAGAAGCCTCAGAAATGGAGCAGATTGATGATGAAATTAATCGCTTTATTATTCCTGACCTTATTGCTGCTAACTTCCCCGATAGGAATGTTACGGCACGAAAAGTAACTACCGGATTCGATGATGCCGACTTAGACACGATGATGGAAATTATCCGCGTTGTAGGTCAGACAGATCAGAACGCCTTAAAAGCAGTAGACTTTGATAGCATGTTAGATACAATTGGCATTCCTTCCATCAGTCACGATGAAATTGTAAGACGAGAGCAGGCTGTAAAAGATGAAATTGAAAGCTTTAAGCCTGACCCTATCGTTCCTATTCCCGGCGAACAAGCAGGAGTAGATGAAGAAGGGTTTTATATTCAGCCTAGAGAAAAGATTATACTGTCAGAAGATAGTTCGTTTATTTCTAAGCTGCCGCCCACAAGACATTATAACGACGAGGAAGTACTTCAAAGTGCTAGAGAAATTCGCGCCAAGTGGAATGTAGCTTACAAGGATATTTATGATGATGTTGCTACGTTCTTATCTAGCGTAGAGTTATCAGAAGAACTTAAAGGAATTGATTTAGCAGACGATGATCAGGCTAGCAAGTTAGCTTTCAAAATAATTTCTAAGTGGAACTTTAGTAAGAATAAAACTAAGAAGCTTATTGAAGATACTAAAACTTCTGTAAGAAATATTATTGCGCGGGCAGGTTCAAGAGAGCTAAGGCGGATTCGTACCGAAGATGATTGGAAAGTTGATTCTGAATCAGTCGCTACTTACTTAGAAGATCGCGGCCTTGAATATGTAAAGGCTATAGAAGATACTATAAGGGACGAAGTAGCTTCTTACTTAGCTCAACAGATTAGGGACGGCAAGAGCAATACTGAAATTGCTGACGGAGTAAGGGAACACTTCTCAGATAGTTTTCCTGATTGGAAGGCTACGCGCCTTGTAAGATCAGAAGTAAGAAATGCTTACAACTTTGCTACATTAGAAGCAGGACAGCAAGCAGGAATAAAAGTAGTACAAGCAAAAGACGCTCAGTTACCACAAGAAACGGATCAAGACTGTATAGATCGAAATGGCAATTTTTACTCAATACCACAAGCTTTAACAGAAAACCTAAAAGAACATCCTAACGGAACTTTAGAGTGGAAACTAATTCCAGACGTAAGTTCTGTATCAGAGGTTACTGTAGAAGCATCTGAAATTGAAGATGGCGGCATTGGCTACTTTGATAATATAACAAACACTATCTATCTAAATGAGGATGCAACTAAAGAGGAAGCTGAACAATTCAGAATTCTTCTAGGAGAAATCCTTAGCAATGATTCATAATGGAAACAAAACCTAAACATGCAGTTCAAACCCACAAGGGACGGAGCCTTATTTATAATAGGGCTATTAGGGATAATAAACGAAGCAGTATTACAGCAAGTACCCGATCCACAACTTCTAGTCCTGTTCGCAGCGATGGTTGGACTACCAGCGTTTCTGGCAAAGGATCGTCAAGATTAATTACTGCTATGATAATCAAAAATTATTTAGAACAAAACTACAAATGGACTACACCTTATATAACGCTTGTTGCGACGATAATAATTACAATAGGAATTTTTTAAAATGAATAAACTTATACACAAAAATAATTTTTGGCCCATAGTTTCTTATGTATTTTTAGTCGCTGTACTTTTGTTTGCTTTGAATGTTGCTAGAAATGACACAACAAACCTTTTATTAGAAAATCAATTAAGCTCATGCGAAAGAGGAAATGTAATTAGAGAAGTATTATTTGCTACCATTGTACAGGCCGCAGAGTCTAACCCTACAGAAGCATACGCTGAACAAGTAAGGATTATGCAATCAACTTTGCACACTAATCAAGAAACAGGAGTGGTAGATTGTCGTAAAACAATAAAGGGGTTTGATTCAAGTGAATAAAACTATAAAAGATATTTATAATAAAGCTATTAAAAATCATTATTTATTAGTTTATATTTTTTCATAGTAATAGTTTTGCTTTCTTTGAACTATGTACAAACTCAAAACATTACTCAGATTCAGGCACAAACAGATGAAAATGTAGCTGCTCTTTATCAAAGTCAAATAGCTGAATGTCAAAGAGGCAACGATGTTTTGAGAGCGACTTTAACGCAACTAGATTTAAATATAAAAGACAGTAATTTTATAGTTCATTGTAGAAAAACTGTAATAAAACCTAAGAGCTTACAAGATTTAATAAATGATGCCAAATAAAATAAGTAGTTATTTAAAAGCTTCATCAACACGACTACATACTATTGTTTATATATTTTTTGTTATTGTAGTTCTCTTTGCTTTGCATACAGTTCAGAGCAATACTATTAAAAAAATAGAAAGAGCCGACTCTCAGGTTGCTAGCGCAATTTATAAAGGTCAAATAAATGAATGTAATAGGGCAAATGCTATTCTTATAAGTAGCATAAAACAACAAAAAGAATTTGGCATTACATTAAATTACGATAGTTTTATTGTAAATTGTAATAAAGTTATTGATAAACCCACAACAGTAGAAGATATTAACAAAGGAAGATATATACCATGAATAAAGTTTTTTCTCTAAACAGAAAAGACCTCAATACTTTAAATTTAGCTAACGTCAAAATTGATGTAGAATCTGGTAACCCTTACCGTAATGCTGGTACAGGTAAGTTTGGGTTTGAGTTACCCGGCGTTTCTATTCTTATGGGAAAAAGTTTTTTAAAGGGAATGAACACAGAAGCTAAGAATGCTTTAGCTAATAGAGTAAAGATAACTAACGCTAGACAAATGGGTATTAGGCAGGACGAATCAACTGGAGAGCTTATAGTCGTCCTAGCCAACGATGGGCGAATCATAGACTCCTTCACCTTGCCCCCTCCCGACCCCGTAGAGGGCAATTCACCAGATACAGGACCAGAGACACAGGGAGAGCGTGGAAAGCCTTACGAGGCCGCATTTGACCAGTCCGATGAGATACTTAGGGACGCAATTTTAGATGCGGCACGAAACTTAAATCTTGGGGAAGAACAAGTAATAGCCGCAGTAGAAGCTCGTATTGGCCGTGAGCTAACTGACGCTGAGAAATTTCAGCTAGGAGAAGAAATTACGCGCCAACGTATTGAAGATTTGGTTCAATACCTGTACTCTAACAGTACGGACGAAAATACTGATGGCATAGTACGCATTAGAACGCCTAGAGGTTACCTTAGACGAACGTTCGCAGGACTTGACAAGGTACAGGCTGAAAAGGTTCTAAACCGCCTAAAGGCTATGGGCCTAGACGATGAGACTATTGACAATAAAATAATTTCAGGTATGTCTAAGAAGCTAAAAAAAGAATTAGGCTATGTAAAGGAAGAACAAAAAAATGAAGGATGATATTAGTGGAAGCTAAGTTAACTCCACAACAAGAGGGAGTAGAGTTTGAAAAAAGATTTGCTGCTAAATTTAAAGGCGCATTAGTCCCTAGAAGTGGCGCGGGAATTTATCACAAACTTGATGTTAGGGACAGCAAATTTCTTTGGAGCTTAAAGTATACATCTAAGAAATCGTTTAGCATTACACAAAAAATTTGGGATGAAGTACACGATGAGGTTTATGGGCCGGGAGGATTAGGGCTTGACTTCATGCCGGGATTAGCCATTGAGCTAGAGGGGGAGACATACGCCTTTCTAAAGATGGATGATCTTGTAGACCTACTAGAGAGTGACGTAAAGGTATTCAAAGCAGATAAGAAAACTGAGAAACGCGCTCTAGCGGCAGTTCCTAGATTACTTAGAACTCAACAAGAAGATTAGAAACACAAACTTGAGCGACCTAATCTATTCCGCCCGACAAGGGATTAGATAACGCTCTTGCATCAACTGCTTATAACATAATAATAGACTAGGATTCCTTCTCCTGACTATTAGCAAAGCAGACAGATGCAATAAAAAAGCCCCGGTTCACTATGCCTAAAGTGACCGGGGCTTTTCCTTTCTATGTCAAATATTACTTTACTTTCTGCTGCTTTTTTAGGTAAGCGATACCTTCATCAAATGCTCTGAGAGTTTCCTTGTGAGCTTTGTTACGTGATCCTTGATCATTGATTTCCTGAATATTATCTAATTCAAAAGGCCATTCAAATTGTTCCTCGCCCCAATAATCATCATCATCTGGCGGCGCGTTTTCATATGCGTCGTCATTGATATGCCCTAGAGAACGATTTAGGGAGTTAATAGCAATTGATCCATCAATGATGGTATCCGCCGCCAGATAAATAGCTCCTTCCGCACACACTCTACATACCTTATCTTCTAGTGAACACGCAAACCGTTCTTCAATCACTTTTAGCTCATTATAATCACTTGGATTATCAGAGTAGTCTAGTCCTTCTGTAATGCTCTTTTCCTTTACTGTACCACCATCAAACCAACTACCCTGTACCCAATACTGCTTGTCAGAGATAATGTCACGCGCCACTTCAAGTGTAGCTAGAACCCGAGTCTGTTCTTTACGCTTACCCTTAATAAATGAACGTCCCTTAGAGACTAGACCAGCTAGCTTCTTGCTGCTTGTGCTTTTGTCTGCTTAATCATAATACCTTTCTTAGTTATCGTATCTGTCTATTAGTTCTAACAATTTTTATGACGGCCAAAACAATCCTGAAATAAATCCTGAAATAAACACAATCAGGAACAGCGTAAAATAATAAGTATCTACTTTATTAAGCATTAATTACCTCCATTTTTTTGTGTTGGATAAATAATAAAATCGTGGCCCATATTATCCCAACCAATAGTCATATCAGTCGCTCTAATACCAACTTGAATATCCTCTACCACAATAGACGGCCCGCTGTAAAACCATCTACCATTGTAATGAATAGGCTCGTATCCATTAGACTTTACATCACTAATAAATCGCTTGTAGTTTTCATCTTCATAGTCGTCAACATTTACAATTTTATCGCCATCTTCATTTAACTCATCAGTCATTATATTCCTTTAGAAAGTTGCCCTCAATCATATCAGCAATATCATTAAAGCTTGCTTGCTGTCCATCATTCCAATTAGAAGCAGAATGAGCTTCCTCGCCATTTTCGCTTACTAGCATGGGATCATGTTGATTAGCTTTTAGCCCTAGCCAATCAACAACTACACTAGGCAAAGCTGTAGAATAAAAATCCTCCTCTGTACCAAATCTGTCAGATGTTTCCCATCTATAATCGTCTGTTAGGTCGCCTGACTTTAGAGCAATATCACAAGCAACTCCTAGACAACAGTATTTTTCATTAATTCTAAGAGCGCCGTCAATCTGCTCATAGTCACCAGACCTTAGAGCTTTTACCCATTCTTGAATGTTGTTTTTGTTAACCATTATTCTCCTTATCCAACCAGCTAGCGTTTGTAATATTTTCATTATCACTAATAAAGAATTGTAGGGTTCCCTTAACTGAAGCGGCGGGCGCAATACCTAGAGTAATTTCAGGCCCATAGTTTATTCTAATTTCTCTAAGAGAAGTAAGTATAATACTTGTTGGCCTACAGTTATCAATCAGTTCTCTAGCAATATCAGCAGTTAATCTTTTTTCATCAGTATCTAATTCGTAAGTTACTTCTGAATGTTGTTTTGGTTTAGACTTTACGTACGTTGTTTCAAAAGGCATTATTTTTTCTTTCATTTTTTTTATAAATTTAGTTTGAATTAGAATCACGTTGCTTCATACCCAAGCCACCAGCAGTACCTAATTCAACTTTAGAATATATTTTCATACCCGAGTAGTAACGAACAGACTTCTTGTTACACTTAGGGCAAGTTACCTCACTAGGTATCTTATCATGACTGCAAGCAATTTCCGTTATGTGATTATTGATACATAAAAAATCATAACGCGGCATACAGATTCACAAATTCCTCATAGGTATGTTCCGCGCCATCTGGTGTTTCTACTCTCTGCTTATCGCCAGAGTAACCAGCGTACAGTTCAATGTCAGTAGCGGTACTGCTATCCTGATAGTTCCTAGAAATACCAATACCAGTCTCACCCTCAATATCGCCCTTTACGAACTCGCTGATGATGATTCTGATTAGATAAGACGGATCACTCCATCTACTCTTACCGCGCTTTAGAGCGTTGGCTAGAGTATTTTCAATATTGTATCCACCCCAATGAGTGTATAGGTGGATTGGCTTATCAAAATAACTAAGCTCTCCATTTTCATAATACTCTTCAAAAATAAGTACCTGTGCTCTGTCTCCCATCACTGCTCCTTATCTACGTATACTGTTTCTATTTGAATATGGGTATCTACATCTTCATCTAGCACCCTGTACGGGCCGAAGATTTTAATTACTTCTTCTGCTTTTGTATTCCAATTAGTATCAATGTAGCCAACCATTAAAGTACGAGGTTTATCGCCACTATACGTTTTTACAGCTTCCTGTGGTGAGTCAGCTTCAATATGTTCACCATCCCAATGATTAAAAAGTTTTTCTCCAAAATCTTCCTGAAGGGAAAATAGCATATACTTACTCATAAACTTCCTTTCTAACTATAACTTGATGATATAAGCCAAGTGGGATTTTCCCACTTAACAATTTCTTTTTCTTTAGCCCATCTATTACAAATTTGTATTTCTTGTGGTGTAGGGCCAAGAATACTATTTGTAAAACTAGAAGTACCTTTTTCTAGTTTTTCTGCTACCTGATAATTACTCCAATAATAACCTTTTACAGCTAGTCCATAGTAAAACCATCCATCCCCACCCTGAGAAACTAGCTGAAACGGACAATCTTGTTCTAATTCTAAATTATAAGCATAATCGCTAAAGCTGCCATATTTTTCTTCCATAGCTTCAAATTCTTCATATGGTTTTTCTCCAAACCAACTATCCCACCAGTCATCGCCAGCTATTCCATAAAATAAAATACCACTAGCACTACTACCCATTATATTCAACTCCAAACCATTCTGAAATATCGTTTTGAAAATTCTCGCTAATGTATCGCACATCGTCTAAGATAATCTTTGTCATTACTCTATTGCCACGATGATCATATAGAGGGTAGGCTGTACGTAGAACGTAGCCCTCAATCTCTTTATTGCCAACGTGGTCATGTAGTATAGCAGGTTCTCCCTCGTCTGCTAGGTCAATGGCAAGTAGCATATCTGAGATTACGTTAGGGATCGTTTGAGTACCCTCTAGGCTGTTGACAATGGGTATACCAAGATCGCTTAGGATCGCTCTAGTATCGTCTGCTGATACGTAATGGCCTTCAACACGAACATCAAAGCCAACAAACTCATTTTTGCCCTCATTAGACTCAGGGAAATATTCGCCGCCATTTTGAATCTTGTGACCATAACCTTCACCATAAATAGTGATAGGAGTATCACCAAACTTTTGTTCAATGATTTGTTCAAATTCAGGTGTGCCATAGTTTTCTTCAAGAAAGACACGTAGCTTACCCTGTAGATTAGATGTATCTAAAGTATTCTTAGAACCAAATGTAACACGGTTCCCATCCCAAATAATGCGAGTGTTAGTTCCATCAATTTTTTCTTGAACAATCCACTGAGCATTTAGTAGAAACTCAATTGCCTCATTGCCAAATAAGTAAGGCGCAATACCATGAGTTTCAGGCGAACGCTTAAATAAGTTTTGAATCTTATTATATTTTGGTGCTGCGATTTCAACATCAGTCATATGGAGTTTCCTCGCCGTCAATAAATTCAATCGTCATAGACTTGACGCGCCTACCCCAACTATTAGTTTCAGATTCTTCAGCATACTCAACGTATACAGGATAAGAACCATCACCATAACCCGTAGCACAAACTACAGCGGCTCCATAATCGCCTAGTACGCCTGCGTTATCCTTACTCATAGACGCATTACAAGCGCCCTCATAATTAAGGGGATATGGACCTTCTCTATTCTCCCCAATATCAAGCCCATTGCTCCTATCATCAGTAAAACTATCATCAGTAACATAACACGGATCAGAAAGCATCATCTGGCCGCTATCTACACCAATATGTCCAATTAGTTTTCTACTCATAATTCCTTTCTTACTGCCAAGGGTAATTGTTTACAATACCAACCCAAGCTAGAACCGTCCAGCCTGCGAATGTTACAACTGCTAGGTAAAATGCTAGGTAAATAATATAAAACAAACAACCTAGACAACCTATACCCGTTACTACTCCATTTTCTAAATCAGACATTATTATCCTTTCTGATAAACATAATTAGTATAGTCATTTCTTTGCTGCTCTTTTCTTTGCGTTCTTACGAATAGCCTTATCAATAGCCAAAGCACTAAGCTTGCTAAAGGTTTGAATATCCATAATATCCCACTTTGTATTAGACCTAATATAACTTCTATTGCTCATAATTCCTTTTTTATGGTTTGTCGCTTATTATAATTGCTATAGTTATTAAAAGAATCCAAATGTTTAATAACATTGCTTTGATAAAAAATAATTCGTTATTGTACATATTACCAATCTTGTTCTAGATCGCTTGCACAATAATTTAGTTCATCTTCTAGAACAGTTACGATTTCTTCTATGTTCTCATGAATACCATTTAGATCATCTTTTGTAATTCCATCAAGCTCATACAAAAGATCAGCAGCGTCCATTACAATATTTGCCGCTTTACCAACACCCTTAGCAACTTCCCTAATCTCGTAAGGAGAATTGTCTGGTGGATTAAAGTACGGATCGTTGTCACTAACACCGGGAGGCAGATTGCCGTTATTTGGGATACCAATACTGTTAGGCATATACTTTCTCCCATTCTCCACTACAATCAGGCTCTACGAACTTGTAAGGGCCATGTAGCTCTACAAGCAAACCTTCATCGTAACCAGTACCATACTCAGCAACAGTCCATTCATAGGTTTCTTTTTTAATAGCATAATGTTCTTTTATTGCGCCAATAGGACTGTCAGCTTCATAAATTTCATCAGTTTCTTTAATAACATTGTCATTAATATTTACAAACAACTTATATCTGTTCATTAGATTACTTTCTGTAGTAGCTCAATTACCCCATAAATACCCCAACCTAGAGCATTGATAAGGATTAGTATATAAATAAGCATTGCCATCCAAACATTCAAAGAATAGTCAGCAATAAATCCATCGCCTCTAGGGTTAGTTACATATACTGGTAGACTGTAATTCCATTTACTCATATTTTCCTTTCTACATCTTTTCCATAATAGTTTGTAGCTGCTCGCTAATTAAAAATAACATAACATAAACAGAAATCATAAAGCATATTTTTACAAAATTCATTACTTCACAACCCAATCATTTAGATTTAGTACATCCCAAATTACTTCTCTTACAGCGGTGTCCATTACTTCTCCAACTTCATCATTATAATTAGTTGTAAGGAAACTCGTTACACGTTCAACAGCTTCCCAATCAACTTTGCCCCCTGTATATACTAACAGAGAACCTACAATCATGCCAATCGTCTTATTCCCTTCCTCGCTAAACATTTCAAAGCTTTCAGGAATCTTTTCTTTTACTTTTGTGCTTCCCCAATCATTCATTAGTTCCTTTCAAGAATGGGCCTACATTCCCACTCAACAATTTCTTTTTCTTCGGTTTTTGTAGGCACATTACTGTAGTCAGGTACTTCGACTGTTTCTGTGCCAACAACTTTCTTTACACAAACTGTTTCTCTATATGTTGACAGACTATACTTCAAAGTATTCGATAGCGGCTTATGCGCCTTGAAATACTCATCCTTATAATCTTTATCAAAACTACCTAGCTTACTTACCGCGCTACTAAATTTCTCATCTGAGTATAGCCAAACATTTGAGCTAATACTAGGGAAAGGTAGATCAGGATTATCTTGGAGAAAGTCGGCCAACAGTCTAAGATCACGAACAGTAGTAATCTTATTGTTTAGTTCATAAGCTTCCTCTAACTCAGTATAACTAGCCCCAACTTTAGAGCGTGTATCTTCCTTTGGGCTAGTAAGCTCTGTCTTTTCCCAATCAGCAGTAACTTCTTCAATATCAGATGTTTCAACGTCAGTCATTAGTATGAATTCCCGTCTTTATCTATGCGACTAAATCCGCCGCAAAGTTTATTGATAGTATAAAAACCATAATTAGTTAGGCTCCAATTACCAAATGCATCTTCTCTAGTATAACCGCGCCTCTGTAGAATCTGAAGCTTACGAAATACTAGCGGTCTAGGATAAACCTTATTGAAGTATTCGTGCATCCCTTTAACATCAACTTTGTTATCGTAACCAACTTTGAAGATATAAGCAAGTACAAGTTCATCTGGAATATCAGCACACTTCATTGGCAGATAAGGATGAGTGATTTTGTTACTCATTATTGCTCCGAATCCTCATTAAGAATTTCCTCTAAAGAAATAATTACATTCTCCAATGCTGCAAGTCCACCTTGAAAATGCGCAATTTCATAAGCACTTTTGCCATTAAGTAATTCTTCATATTGTAGCTGATCTGTACCCCATTCAACATTTGTGATTAGTTCTTCTAGTAACTGCTCTACTGTATAAGTCATTTGTTATCTCTTTCTTTTTTAGGTAGTACTGTAGCTAAAGCAGCGTAAGCATTAGCTCTACAAGCATCAACTATTAGATAGCCCGCAGCATTGCCTGACCCTGTAAAGCCAGCGTCAGCTACACTTTTATACTGATTCCAACTAGACCTTCTGCCGTCTAAATACATTTGAGCCATTTCAATTGCTTCTTCTTTAGTTTCACATTTTTCTTCATCCATAACAATCCTTTCTTAGAACGACCGTCCGATTAGTATAGCAGGCGTGGTGCGGTTTAGGCACCACACACCGCTGTTATCCCTCTCGATGTAGTAAACGCGGCTTAGGTTGGCTCTCACCAGCCTCTCAGCGCATCCCTGACAGGGCCGACTCGATCCCACGTGACCAGTCATGTTCGCATTGAGAGTATATACCAAAATGCTAAGATTAGATTTATCATTAAAATGTCTGATTTTATCTAAAGCATCATCCTCAGCATGTATTGAACGTTTCGCGTGGTCAGAATCATCATAGCGAAAATTTAGTGGAATATGAGAAGTACCAGTACTTTCAACGCTTTTAGTTTTTTCATTAAATATAACAGCGCCAGTTTTAAATGTAAGAATAGTGCTGCGCTTAGCATTTGTGTCAGCATATCTCCATACATAATGATCTAGATACTTAGTAATGAGTTCTTCAGGATTCATAATCTTCTTCAAAATCACTTTCAATGTCAAAGTCAAAGCTTACAGAAATTATGTTAGAAATTTCAGAGCAACTTTGAATTGTAGCTTCTGCCTCTCGCTTAAGAGGTGCAATTAAATCATCATTGTCTTTGAGAGTTTTTAACGCCTCTTCTTTAAGCATCTGTACAGCATCATACAATACGATTGCTTTCTCATAGCTGATAGTTAGTTCTTTTATATCATTTGATTCCATTTTTATTTCCATTCCTTTTTGAAATTAGTACCATCATAAAATGATTCTGATATATTGTCGTGCATGCTAGCTGTGAGTACACTTACGTCATGTTCTTTAGATATAGCTTTTAATAGTTGTTTGCCATATCCTTTACGCCTTTCGCTTTTACGAGTGTAGAAATTTACTTTATCTCTTGTAACAATAGCCCAAGCCAAAAGCTTTTCATCATTGTCTTTTAGCATGTAAACACGGCCCTTGTTAGAGTAAGGATAATTTCTAGCTATCACTAATTCATCTAGCATCATACCAGTAGTTCTAAAATTCAGACTTTTACATTTTGTGTAATCATTATAACTTAAATTTTCTACGTTTAGCTTCTGTACTTTAGGCATTCACTCTCCTAATTGTCATTAGGGTTATGTTTTTTACCATTAGGGCTATATGAACTTTCATGGAGAGAATATTTACTTTTATTTATCCAATCCATCCTGCGCTCATAATCTCCTACAATACTTTCAACAACGTCCCAAATAGCCTCCATGTATACTTTAGAGTATTCTGATTGAGTGGAATCGCTGGTGAACCTTTGTACGGCACGTTTCGCGCCCTCAATCTTTATTTCTGTATCACATTCTGATAATGCTTTATTAAGTGTCATTATTTAAATCCTTTTATCCACTGTCGCATTTTTGTGATTTTTAAGCCGGATATTTGAGCGCAAACCTCGCCCGTAGAAGTATTGACAAATTTTGCGTAGTAAGTCCAATCTTTAGAATTTTCAGGATCATTTTCTACGCCTGTTTCTATATGATGGCCTTCTTTCATGAGACTACTAAGCTACTTCCTTCTTGGCTCTATCGTTATTGTGATAAGTTTCTAGCGTGTAAGTACCCTTAAAGCCATCAAAGGACAATACACTGCGCCCCCAACGAAACTTCATATGAGGCGCAACATTATCACCTTCATATTCCTCATGGTATCCATCTACGAAGCCCCACTTTGACATAGCAAGAATCGCCGCGCCAATATTCTTATCAGGATCACTACCATTGAATACGAAACCATTACCATTTAGGAATGAATGGTACATATCTAGGTTTGCGTCAATAGCACAACCAATGCATTCATTTCTTTCTCTTACAGTAAGCTCTTTAATTGAACTCATATTATACCTTTAGTGTAACGTTGGGGGTGTTATTGACTGCAAATTCATAGATTTGAAAATCATGACGATCAACTAGCATATATCTATTACTAGGTACGTGCTGCTTATGCTTAATACGGTTTTCAATAATAACAATAGAAACATCTACAGCCTCTTGTACTGTATCGGCTTCAATCCATCCTGCGCCTCCAACAATTGAAACAGGGTGATCGTTATAATTCTTGTCATATTCATAATGATCGTTACAAGCATTGTCAAACAACTGGAATCTATTATTAATTAATTCTCTCATATCTAATCTTTTTTCTTGTATGTATCTTCAGGGGTGTATTCAAAACAAAGGACAGAATCCACAGCTTTTTGAGCCTTACCACTAGCCTGAACAATAAGCTTCTTGTCGTCCTCTAGCTTACTAATCCATCCATTAATGTAAGCAGTAGAATTAGTCGTCATTTCTTCAGTTTCAATCTCACAAATATTAGTCAAGAAATTGGCTCCAATTTCAGCTACCAATTCTTCTTTGCTGTATTTCTCATCGCCAAAGCTATCACCCTTGATTCTATTCAGGCGCGACTCATGACCAGTAGCGTGAATTGACTCATGGAAAAGAGTTTTGTAATACTCTTCTTCGCTATGGAATGATTCCTGACTAGGCATTGTAATAGAATCAGTAGACGGACGATAAAAAGCTCTATCGCCAAGATGCTTAATTTCAGGCTTATCATCCCAATCTACAATAATTTCTTCAGCCCTTTCAATAGGGTTAAATTCAATACCTTCAGGCTTATCAATCTCGATTCCAAGATTGGTCTGATCAATGTTAAACACGTAAATATACTTCAAGTATGGAATCATAACTTTTTCAGGATCACCATTTTCATCTACTTTGTCTCTACTGTCACCCTTAAACATATTCCAATAGGTGATAAGCGTACTCTTTTCGTTCTCAGAAATACCAGTATAAGCATCAGAGTCTTTAACTCGACAAGCCTGCTTATACTTTTTGTAGCCGTCATTATCGTTTGCGATATTATTACTCTTGCACCAAGCTTTACAAGACAAGCTATCAGCTTGCTTATAAGTAAGCCAAAACGGACTTTCAAATTCTTTATTAGTTGCTGCAATGTCAAGCAACAGCGGGTTTAGACCCCTGTATGCTTTCTTACTAATGAAATTTCTGTGTGCGCCCAAAGGATTCCAAGGTTTCTTCCAAGGGATTTTTCCAGATTTGAGCGAATCCACGAAAGCATTAGTGACGCTATCGTATACATCTAGTTTATTCTTAGCCATCTTTTATTCAAACCTTTCGAGTCAATGGCATTTATAGGATACGGGAAGTATAGCACACTCACCCGCTACAACGTAATGAGGCCGCAAACCTACTCTCAGAGCCAAAATAGCTCCAAGAGTAAATCTGCGCCACACTATAATATTCTAAATAGAGGACAAAAGACCTCCTACAAACATAATAGCAATAAATAGTGACAGTATTCCGTTATCAACCATAGTCATATTGTTCCTTACGCTGCGATAGTTTCTTTACTTCCTTCTACTACTATTATAATTTCATCATGACTAATCATGAATGGGGAATCTTCAATAATGCCTGCAATATGAACATGGTTCCCGTTATGTTTATCTACACTAAGAACTTCTCTAGTGTAAACCTCACCATGCGGCAAATATGAAAACTCTATAAATTGCCCTTTTTTAATTGTTTTGACGCTTTCCTTGTTCATGGTTCCTCTCTATTGTATTTTTTATGCCAGAGGCATAATCAAGTGCAGCTTTTACACTACACTTAATATGCGCCTAAACAGTAACTACATCGCGCTCAGCCCAATAACGAACTTTATTTTTCTCATCATCAATCTTTTTATTGTTGTTATCAATAGATTTCTTAGCTTCATCTAGCATATGAGGGAAATTAACGTCGCCGTAATACCCCCAACATGAATCAATGAAATTTCCACACTTATCTTCTACAACCCAACCATATACTTCGCCTTTAGCCCAAGAGCTAACTTCACCCTTAGAATAGTTATCAAACTCTACGCTAGGGTCGCCAGCATCTTGATCATAGTGAAAGTAGATTGTATGGTTATTGTATTCTTCACCACTTATTGAGTCAATCATTGTTTTTCTCTCTTTTGTTTTTATATTAGAAGTATAATCAAGTAGTGGATTTCCGCCCACTACTTAATATACACCTAACTAAACAGGCACACTCTCATTATCCTGTCTTAGAACATCAAACTGCTCTAGTTCAACATCAGCCCAAGTATCAAACGCTTGTGCCACAAGAGCAATGTTTTCAGGCAGTTCTACACCAACTACGCCATCATAGTCATCTTCTATAATATCCAAGCCAAGATCATCACAGATATTATGGATGACACTCTTATCATGAATCATCATTCCCCACGTGCCATAATCATCACTTACGGTTGAATCAAAATTCAGAGCGTTAGCAATAATGCAAGCTTGAGCTTCTTGTGGTGTACTCATTAGAAGCTCATCAATAACTTCACCCTTACCAGCAACACGAACTTCATTAGCAAACTTTAGAAGCTCATTAATAGAAGCCCTGTTACGGATAGCATGTAGATTTTGATAACAACCTTGATTACTTCTAAAGTAAATTTCAAGACTATTACTAACCTCAAACTTTTCTTTGTCTACATAAACTTCGCGGCCACTAACAGGATCAACAACAATATGGGTAGGAAAATTACTTTTTAGCATTGTTTCTCTTTCTATTTGTTTTATACATTCTATTTAGAAGTATAATCAGACACTACACTTTCATGCAGTGTCTAATATACACCTAACTTAATACATTACGCTAGCTATATATCCCCGTACTTTTTCTTCCTCTACAAAATCAGCGCCCAAAAAGAAATCGTAGTCAGTCCAACCATCTACAAATTCCTGAGCATCTTCCAATGTATCAGCTTCAACTTCAATTGTAGTATCTACACCTACAGTAAAGATAGCCATTGTTTCTTCTCTCTGTTGTATTTATATAAACATCACTTAGAAGCTTAATCATGCTCACTTTTTCAAGTGAACATAATAAACGCCTAATAAAGGCTTGAATCGAAGCAGAAGTGGCCGTCACCGTCAGGACAAATAAACTTCTTAGCTTCATCATCCCACTTGGACTTTCCTTCATAACACCAAAAATCAGTCCAATCTTCACAATTAATTTCAGTACCAGTGAATGTTTCACGCGGCCAAGCATTTTCATACTCAACATGCATAAGTTCACCAGCACGATAATCAATAGTTACACGTTCACCCTTACGATCATCACAAGTAGCAATAGTAAAAGCATCAGCATCCCATCCAAAACCTTCTTCAAGGACACGAAATACTCTAGGCTTAGTATAACCACCACGAACATCACAACCACCATGAATTTGTAGAAGGATATACTGCTCACCATCTTCAATACCCTCAAAGTGAGTGTACTGAATTACCTGACTAAGCAGGTTTTCACTATTATAAGAGTTTACAGTTCCACCAAGCCAACTTTCAGCATGTTCACCAGCAAACTCTTCCATTTCTACACGCCAAGGCGAATTTTCATCACCTTTAGCATCAACCCACTCATTGAATTTGGTGTCAAGTTCAGCATCAAACTCTAGCCAACTATCACAGTAATGAAAGATAGAAATTGTTGGACCAAATTCACTAGTCTCAACTTTAGGTGAGTCAATAAAGGATTGAACTGTTTTATCACGGTTCATTTCCCAATTTCTACCATAAGCACCACCACTATCACAAATATTTCTGCCGGTCGGTTCGATTAACATACCAGCCAATACTTTTTGAGTTTCTGTAGCCATTTGTTTCTCTCTCTTTTTGTTTATACGATTAGAAGTATAGCCATATACTACGAAATGTATCATAATTGATCTATTCCGCAGTATATGAAATACGCCTAGTATAATTCAAATACTTCACAATCATTATAGTCTCTTAGACCAAGACCTAGATCATCTATAAGGATATCCAATGCCTGATCCATAGCGCGACTATCACTCTCTGCTTCAACAATAACGTTAATCGAGTAGTAATCATATATGTATACTACATTGTAAAATTGTACCGTATCATGAAGTTTCATCATTAATATCCAGCTTTCTAATAATAGCCTTAGTTACAGTTTCATTAGTAACCCTGTAAATTCTATCGTTATCGTAGCCATTTGTATAATCCCAAATGTCAGCTTCATTATAAAGGCCAGCTTCAAGTATCGCTACTACAAACTCTTCAGCAGACTTTATACCTTCAAACAAAATGAGTGGACCAAATTGATCACTTCCATCATACCTGCCAGTTACATAAAACCTTACACGGATAGGCCATGACTCTTCTGAATCTAGATTCATTTTATCTCTCTATTTTTTTGTTTATTTATAATTAACAATTAGAAGTATAATCAAGTGTTACTCAATTAAGAGCAACACTTAATATACACCTAGTCTCGCATGGTCAATCCATTATAGCAGGTCTGACGATTGCGCGTTTACTCACCAGATAGGTTCACAAGTATTCCAAACATGTTTTCCATATACTGATGAGCTTCCAGTCTAGAGTTATGTTCTAGAACATCAACAAAGCCCTGAGAGTCTGTAGATAGAGTCCAATTAGCAACTCTAAAAACATGCAGGCCATCTTCTGTAACACTACCTATTTCAGAATCATGCATATTATCTAACCAAATAGAACACATAGCTTCTTCAATAGCTATAAGCCGTTCCTGTATATCATTAACCTGTCTTTTAGGCCATTCAATTGCAGGATTATTTGCTATTTTAATTATTTCTTCCGGCTTTAGATTATTCATTAGTGAATCACATCGTATTCAACTTTTGGCTCTTTAAAAAGATGCCATTTATCATCTTCAATAACATGGGCAGATTTTTCAAGATACTCGCCTTGATAATAGTCAATACAAATTGAACCATCAGGATAACTATACCAATTATCTAAAAGCTCAAGACCTTCGCCTTCAATAAAATCATGAAACTCTTTTTCAGTTTCAAAAATTTCAGGCGTTTGAGTAATAATATGAAATTTTCTTTGCCCATCTTCAGACAAAATATCATTTTCATCATCATTATACCAATAACTATCAATAATATTTACCTTAATCATTTCTTCTCTCTTTTCTTTTGTTTATTAATTAGAAGCTTAGATATCTGCTACCTAAAAGATAGCAGATACACTAAACACCTAGTTAGAGTAAGAGTCAGTAAGTGAAAAGCTAATTGAGCCTCCAACAGTTTCTTGGTTATATGAACCAGTACTATCAAGTGCGTCAATAACATTGATAGCATTGCAACCATCAGTAACTTCACCAATAAAAGCTCCAACCATAATCAGATCAGACTTATCTTCACTAAACAGGTTCATATCATCAATAAGTTCGTCATTGATATTCTTAATTACAACATTCATGCTTGGCATTTGTTTTTCTCTCTTTTTGTTTTGTATTTATATCAGTTAGAGGATTAATCAAGCGCCGCTATTTCTAACGACGCTTAATAATTACCTAACTAGCTTGAAAACTCTCAAGCCACTCAATCAACGCATCTCCCATATCTTCACTAGCATGGAAAAAATATTGATCAATATTAGTATAGCCTTGTGGGCCTTCTTCAACTTCAACATTGAGTTCTACAGGGCCATCTTCATCATCTATGTCACACTCAGACCAAAAATCATAAACATCTTCATTAGTGATGCTTACACCTTCAGGAATAGCTTGTGCGAACATAAGCGGCCAATTTTGAGAGTATTCATTACTTACTCTACACTCATCACCCTCAAAGATAATCTCAGCAATGTAAATCAAGTTATCGCAAAGATTAAACTCATCAGAAAGCATTTCTCTAAGAAGCTTAGGCGAAAGTTTAACAGACCAAAACTTGCGACCATCTTCTTCATGAACCTTAAGAGCTTTATCAATCAATCCGCCCTGCTTCTTAATGCCTTTAATTGTAGACTCAGTAGCAAGACAACTAATAGCACAAGCTTTCCAACTCTCAACTTCAGTCTTACCATTAGTTGAGTAGTTGATTTTACCATAATTACGACGAGCAACATGATCCAATTCCTTATGCTCAGTAGCACGACGAACTAGAACATCTTTATTCTTGATAATCATTTGTTTCTCTCTCTTTTGTTTTTATATTAGAAGTATAATCAAGTAGTGGATTTCCGCCCACTACTTAATATACGCCTAACTTTTATACAGCGTTAGCATTGAACTTTTCAAGTTCATAATCACAAAATGAATCAAACGCGCTTGCTGCATGACCAATTGGCAGAGGCAGAATGATTGAAGAATTATAATAAACTTCAACTTCAGTCTCATCAAGAAACTCGCCATCATCATCATAAAGTTCTTCTGAATCTGTATTATAGTTATGAAAAACTTGAAGATTAAGATCAGAGACTTCAATTGCGTTAGCAACTGCCTCATTCTCAATAGTCATTTCCCAAAGATTTTCACCAACTTGATCGCCATAATCGCTACCTTGAATCTGAGATTGAAAATTCAAAGCATTAGCAATAAGGCAAGCACTAGAATCTGTAGGTGTACTAGGAATAAGTTCATGCAGCATATCATTAGAACCACCAACTCTACGAATATCATTCGCAAAAGCAAGAAGCTCATCAACACTAGCGCGTTCTCTAATAGCATTAAGATCATCATGTTCTACATACTCTTCAATATGCCATTCAACATCTTCCGCACTCATGTTGTCAAACTTAATTGTGTTTGTAGTAGTAATAATAATCTTACGGCTACTAACAGGATCAACTACGACATACTTATTTTTATTCATTGTTTTCTCTCTCTATTTGTTTTTATTTTATTAGAAGAATAAACATACACTACTATTTCTAGCAGTGCATGGTAGTCGCCTAATTTATTCAATTCCGCAAGCTGAAAAGAACGTATCTCTATTAAAATATTCATTATCAGATTCCAGAATTATTGCTAAGTTGTAAGCGAAGATAACTTTATCTTCTCTGTCATTGAACAAATGAGACTGTTCTACAAACAATCTAGCAAGCGCCCTATAATGTTTTTTACTCATTTTAGATATCCTTCTCCAAAACAGTCTACTACTAGACTATTTTCGTGGTCAAATACTTCTTGAAGTGGCATATCATTGTATGCCGGACCACTTTTAGCATCTGGCAGAGCAACAATAAGCAGACCTTCATTAGCCATACAGACAGCAGTTTCTACATTCAAACACCTATCATAAGGCTCGTCATATTTACCATGCTCAAAAGCAATAGCAACAATTTCGCACCCTTCATAAGGCTCAGTCCATTCAGGCTTAATCTGAATATCACTTATGTTCATTATTCTTCTCTCTCTATTGTTTTTATATTATCAGAGGATTAATCAAGTGCTGGTTTTTGCGCCAGCACTTAATAATCACCTAACTCTTTTTATTTACTATTACTATCAAACTAGGTATAACTACAGTTACAAATATAACCGCACCTGTAATATCTAAAATGTTGATAATTTTTTCGTCCATAGTATATCAACACTTACATATAAACGATATAGTTTTCAATGTAATCCATTGCGGATTCATTAATCCATTCCTCACAAAGTTTATTGAACTCTTTGTAAGTAACTTTTGTAGGCTCGCCTTTAGCATAGTCATAGAAATTGATACAATCAAATATAATAGCTTTACTAAGACCAATATTGATATAAACTCCACCATCATAGTAAAACTTGAAATTATAACCTTCATAGACAATAGACTTTTCACGCCAATCTACTATCTCATCTTCTTTAGACATTTTCTTCTCTCTATTGTGTTTTTATTAGAAGCTTAATCAAGTAGTGGATTTCCGCCCACTACTTAATAAACGCCTATTCGTAATACGGTTGTTCTTTTAGTTCATGGTCGCCAAGAGATTCTTCTGAATAGAAAACAGTATCATCACTACCAGCCATAGAATATCTATCAGGCTTTGTAATGTTTTCAGCAGAATTAAGCGCCCTAGCAATCTTAGAAGCATATTCTTGATTATCAGCTATTGCCAACAGTCTAACATGCATAGGATTATCATACCACCATCCTCCTTCTTCTGGACCGCCATATTCACGAGACACGGAATATTCACTAATGTATATCATGCGATATTTTCTGACCACTTTGGAACATTCCACATTACATCACTAATAGCAAACTGTGGAACATTACTAATACTATCGTAATCTTTAGCGTTCATACGAATTACAAAAAGAATGTATTCGTTCATTTATTTCTTCTCTCTATTGTTTACATAATCAGAGGCTTATACATACGCTATTTTCATAGCGCATGTTATAAACACCTAATCTTCTCTAATAGCGCCAGTAATCATTAGCACAATTCCTACAGATACTTGAACAGTACCTATTGCTATATACCATGAAATACTATCAGGTTCAGCACTAGGAATATTACTAAGCATGTAAGCGCCCCATAATATATTGAACAGTCCTATTAGTTTATTAGCCATATACAAGCTCATCAAATATACTTACTTGAAGAATAGCGTCAGCATCCCAAGCATCAATGTTGCCAGCATTATTTTCTTTACTAGCATTGTTGATATTTTGTGCCATTGTTCCATTAATTTTCATATCGCGGCTGTTGATCTTTCCAAGACCCACAACTACAGTATCCAAATTAATATGGAATACTTCACCAACAGGGTTATCTTCCCATTCATCCCAAACTACAATTGTAGCTGTGGAAGAATCAAGATCATAACTTTCTAGTCGTCGCCAAGTATTAGAACCAAAATCTTCAACTATACAAGTGAAAACATCAGTCAAAAACTTATGACGAATATCGAATTCAGACA